GAATTTAGTTGGATGTGATATAATAACATTAAGAAATCATTTAGAATTGCAATTTAAAAGTGGTATGTCTTGGGAAAATTATGGTCTATATGGTTGGCACATAGATCATATAATACCATGTGCATCATTTGATTTAAGCGATCCAGAACAACAAAAGAAATGTTTCCATTATACAAATTTGCAACCTTTATGGTGGAATGAAAATTTAGCAAAAAAAGATAAAATTATTTAATTTTAAAATGAACACATTCAAGTGTTTTTGTTTTTTCTATTTTAAAATCATCTAATTTTATTTGATTTAATCCATCTTCAAACATGTTATTATTATTTTTTTCAAAATCTCCCATTTTTTTCCCATTTATTAAATGGTGTTCGTATTCCACTGGATTATTTAATCTGTGAATATGAGGTACTGAAAAATATTTTCCTAATTGATATTTAAATGGATATATTTGCATTATCTCGCACCTTAATTTCAAATTTGTGTCTTCAGAACCCCATCCTACGTATGATATAGGATATCCATTTACTTTATAAAAATGTTCTTTTTTAAATGTTATAACTCCTCCCATTACAGAGTCTGGTGTTTCTATGTAATTAAATTGACTACAATAAGTTGATAAATGTGATGGAAGTTCTGGATATGAGTAATCAGAAAACTCTGGAATTAAATCTACATCATGAAAACAATAATAGTCATAATCAGGATTTAATAAAAATCCTATGTTGTTCATTAATCCTTTATTAAAAAGATCATTATTGTTTTGTTCTATTATACAAATATTAAAGTTAGTAATCTGGTTTGACAGGTACTCTTTTAAGTTAGGAATTAAAATTTTTAATGCTTTTTCTCTATCTCTATAAGGAATTATAACACAAAGTTTTTGATTTTTATTTATTATTTTTTTTCTACTATAATTTGTTTGTAAAAAAGTTAATTTAGAAATAAGGTCTTTAGTACCATTATCAGGTATAGTATTTGTAAAATGTCCCCATTTTGAAACAAAATGTTTGGCAGATAACTCCCAATTTTCTTTATAGTTGTCTTTGTTTGTAATTGATGAGTTTTGACTACTACCTTCTATGTCTTCCAAATAATTTTGACTGTCTAATAAATCTGGGAAATACCAAAACGGTGGAGCGACATTATTTTTGATTAAATTAAATGCAAAATCTATATGTTCAAATGCGTTTTTATATTTTTCATCAAAATAACCTAATTTTTTAATTAAATTTGCATTTATATACATAAATGCTCCTTGAGGTTTATGGTAAAAGCCCAATTTAACACCATCCGGTTGTTCTAATGTATATTTCAAGGACTTTTCGTTTCCTGCAACCTTTTCATAACACAAATGATGGATTCCTGTCGAATTTGCAGCTTTAATATATGCTTCAAAAACATCAGGTCTTTTGATTATAATATCATCTTCTATTAAAAAAACATGTTCACAATTAAATTTCTCTACTAAAATTTTAATCGCATAATTTTTTGAAACAGCAACACCCATTTGCTTGTTATTTTGAATTACAATTTCTGCATCATTGTCTCTTGTATATATATTATAACCATCATTAACAACAACCAAGAAATCTATCATATTTCTAGGTATCGATTCCAATACCTTTCTATAATATTCGGGTCTATTATAGGTTATAATCGCAACACCTATTCCTGATGATATTTTTTCCATATGTCTCTCAATTTCTTTAAACATTCCTCTTCTGATATAACAGGTTCTGGTTTACCATAACCATGCACTACACTAAATCCTGTTTGTTCAATAAACCTATCCAATCCTTTTTTAAAAGTGTTTTGAAAATCTGATTCATTTCTTATTTTTGATTGTTGATGGTCTGGTACAATATCTTTCAAATATGATGACGAATCATGTATATCAACAAACCATCTCCAAGGCGTAGTATAATCCTTTACTGACGCATCATATGTATGTTTAACGTGTTCCATTGCGTTATAATATCCTTCATCAAATAGTCCTATATCGTTTAATACATCGATATGATAATAACTAAATGCTCCCAAAACATTACTATATAGATCGATCTCTACTCCTTTAGGATAATATTTTATAGTTTTTCTTATATTAGGTTGTCCAAAATGATTTAGATTGTGATTTCCATGTAATGCATAGTTGAAATGTTTTATTCCGGTTTTTTTGTACGCATCAATGTATGCTTGGAAAACTTCTCCATTTGTAATTTGAATATCATCTTCCATTAAGAATATATGTTCGCATCCACTTTTAATTAAAAATTCCAATCCTTTATTTTTAGCAACAGAAACACCACACTTTCCAGTAGTTTGAATACATGGAAGATTCATACTTTTTATTTTTTCTTTACCATCATTTACTATCACTCTCTCTATATTTTTATTTTTTACTGCTTCATATAAAGAAGTTGATGATTTTTCAAAAAAATCTAATCTATCACATGTTATTAATGCGCAACCAATTTTATTTTTGATTGTTTCCATATTGTGCTTGTAAAATTTCCATAAATTTAAACAATTCATCTTGAGTTACACCAACTGGATCATTTTGATTTGGTATATATTTGTGTTCATGATAGAAATATGCAAAAGTCATTTCCAATGATTTTTCCATTTTTCCATTATTTTTTTGAATTGTGCTAAAATCTTTAAAATTTATTTTTTCTATTTCGGATGAAGATTCTTCAACATCAGAAGAATCGATTGTTGGGTTATAATGATTCGGTGGATATACATTTTTTCTTCTAAGTTTTAATATATAATCTAAAACATCCAAATCTTTTGTATCAAAAAATCTTTCGTCAAAGAAACCAAAATTTTTAATTATACCAGAGTATAAAAATATAAAATTTGTATTCAATGTTGGACTAATATTCAACGACAAGTTGTTCGAATCATCTTCTATTGTTACATTCTTATCTCCATGTCCAGTAATAAACCAAGTGCCAAAGGTATTAGCAAGTTTTATTGTATTGTTGAATATATCAGAATTTTTTATTTTAATATTTGAATTTAAAATAAAATAATACTTAAATCCTTTGATTCTTAATTGTGTTAATAGATAATTTCTAAGTGTAGCAAATGGTACATCATTAGAATAGTGTCTATTACAAATTATCGAAGGTTTCCGTTTATTTGAAACTGTTACAATATTATCTTTAAATTCTTGTGGTATAGAAGAAATACAATTTTGTAAATCTTCATCCGAATAAACATCAATTATTCCTATTCCTATTTCGTTATTGTTCATGTATTTTTAAGAGTGTAAATTTCCTTTATATATTCTAAAACTTCTTTTTTATTTTTTATATCAATATTATTGATATAAAATTCCATATCATCTAATATATTAACAAATTCTAAATTTTTTTCCACTATTTTAGTGTCATTTTTTGTTTCTACGTCTTTATAATCTATTCTAAAATTTACTGGCGAGTGTTTTTGTAGCTTCGAGCTTAGTAAATTCAGGTTTTCGTAGTCTATATCACAATCTACAACTAAACTGACATGATTGTTTTCTATTTTATTTTTAATATCATCCGAATTATTCAATATTTTACTAACAGATATTTTAAAATATTTTGGTGATATATTATTTTGAATAAATTCAAATTCATTATTGTCTATATCATATATATAGATTCCGCGTTCATCCAAAGTGTCTCCAAAATTCTGCTGATATGGACTTCCCAAATAAACGATTTCACCGTTTTCATATTTTCGATGATCTTTTTTGTGAAAATGTCCAGATACAATAGTTTTAGATTTCTTAAACAAATCACTCGACTGCATTCCATGTTCACATACTTTATATGTATTCATGTAAAATGATGAAATCTCAAAATGTCCAAAAATTATATCACTATTTGGTATATCTTGATAAGATGTACCCCAAGGAATCAATGCGGCGGTTTTATCTTTTAGTTTTATTTGTTTAGGTTCTTTATCTACTATTTTTATGTTAGACCATCCATCAAAAATTGATATTGAATTTACTAAACCATTGTCCTTAAAATAGCTATCATGATTTCCAACCAATATGTATATTTGAAAATCTTTAAAACAATCAAAAAATCTCTTAGCTATGTCCAATGTTGCCACCGATATTTCTGATCTATTGTGAAATATGTCTCCGCATATAATAATATCATCAATTCCCTTGTTTGAGAATTGATTGGAACACCATTTAGCAAAATTTAAAACTATATCATGCCAAATAGGACTATCTTGAAACAAACCAATGTGAATGTCTGTAAATAATCCTACCTTATTATTTTTGATCATTACCGTATATATTTTTTTTGTTTTTATAAAGACTTTGGTTTTCGGACATAAACATAATCTCTTCTTGGTATTTTAAATGTGTTTCATTAATATGTTTTTCTTTTTTAATTCTGTTTCTAAAAGCATTAAACGCAATTCTGGTAAAGTATGAGAATGGATTTGTTCCCTTTACTCTATCGTATTTTTTTGACATCAATGCCTTAAACATTCTAATTAAAGCATCACCAACCATGTCTTCACGATATGTATTACCACTAACATAAACATTTTTTCCTCTTCTGCATAAGAATGTACCATATTCTGTTTGTGGACACCATATTTTTCCACTATAATAAACAGTTGGTGTATTGTTTATATTATTATAACCCATTCTATTTCCCCCCGCTTTAGCTCTTCCGCCATACATATTAATTTTTTCAACTTTACAATATAATTTTGGATCTTGAAATATATTAACAATATAATAAGGAGATTTCGTAAAACCAAATATATTTTTAACTAATTTAGTAGATGTTGTAAGACCTGCCAACGTGCATAGAGCTATGAATGAGTCTATGTGTTCTTTATTTTTTTGACAATATGACCATCTAGTTTTATTTTTATTATTTTTTCTGTTCCAACCATCACCCAAAACCATAGTTTGTATTAACAATAATCTTTGTTCTTGTGTTAAACTATTTATAAAATCCATATTTAAAATTTTATCTTTAGCAACTGTTATTATGTCATTCGATATATCATGTTTTAATCTGAAACATTTTATATTTGGATTACTCCAATTATATTCTTTGTGTACTAAT